ATTTATTTCAACGTCAATCTGCATTAGATCCTGAAAATGTTGAAGAGGTACAAGATCGTGACGCTAAAGTTAGCGATTGGGCCAAACCAGCATGGGAAGAATTACATGTAAATCATAAAGCACGTACTACAACAGTTGAACAACTTAAAAATAAGATTCGGAAAAATTTGTATCATGTTACATTTGTTGCTGAAGATGGAAGTACCAATAAATGTGATGGACTTGTGATTGAAGGAAATAATATGCTTTTGCCACTACATGTCTTTGGCTCTAAAACAAAACTCAAAGTTTTATGTAGGCTCAAAGAAGGTGATGGATTGAATTCCGTTTTTAAAGGACATATAGCATTGAATATGGCTTCTGTCGTTAAAGGACTTGATTTAGTACTTGTTAGTGCTACATTTCTTAATCCACATGCTAGTTTAATTGACCATTTTCCCGAGAAAATTACTCATACCAGCGGTGTGGGTGCTTTCTTGTACCGTGATATAGACGGTACTTTACGTGATGATCTTGTGTCATATAAAACTTCAATGAAGCATTCTGGAGGAACTGGATACATATATGCGCTACCCTATAAGACTTTCAATGGTCTATGTATGGGTGTTTTGCTTGGAGAATATAATGTTCCTTGCATTGCTGGTGTACATTTGTTAGGTTCTCCCAATACAGAAATTGGAATAGCACTTAATATTACGCAATCTATGATATCCGATTTAAATAATGGAATGAAGGATAAACCAGTTTTGAATGCAATGTCTAATGGTGACTTTCCAAGGGAGATGTATGGTATAGAGATAGTAAATCAATCATCTCCTATTCATCCCAATTCACCTTTGAATTATTTACCTAAATATTCAAAAATTACGGCTCTTGGAAACTGTCCAGGACGTTCATCGCATACCAAATCAACTGTACATAAAACTATTATTTCTGATACTGTTGAAGAAGTGTGTGGTGTTCCTTGTACTTGGGGGGCTCCAAAATTTAATGCTAAACGTCAATGGCAAGCATCAATGCAATATTCAGCTAATACCTCTTGTGGTTTAGATCCTGAATTGCTTGAATGGGCTATGAATGATTATGAAGAGGATTTAGTTAAAGCCTTTTCTAATCCAAAGCATGTAAATTGGATTAAAGCCGAATTTAAACCATTGGATGATATGGAGATAATGGCAGGCCGTGATGGTGCTCGATTTCTTGATGCTGTACCTAAGAATACTTCTAAAGGATTTCCTTTAAGTGGTCCTAAAGAAGAATGGATTGTACGATTAGATCCTGATAGTTATGAGAAATTTAACTGTCCAGTTTCTATTGCACCTGAAGTTATAGAGGCAGCTGAAGGCATGTGTGCCAAATTTCGACGTGGCGAACGAGCTTATACTATTTTTAAAGCGTGTGTCAAAGATGAACCGACACCGCTTTCAAAGGATAAAGTACGAGTTTTTCAAGCTTCGCAATGGGCTTTTCAATTGTTAGTAAGAAAATATTTCTTACCATTAGCCAGATTAATGTCGTTATTTCCACTGCAATCTGAATGTGCTGTTGGTATAAATGCGCATGGACCCGAATGGGACGAGTATGCGAAATTTATGAAACAGCATGGTGATGATAGAATTTTAGCAGGGGATTATAGTAAATTTGATTTGCGTATGCCCGCTCAAATGTTAATGGCTACCTATAAAGTATTTTGTAATGTTTGTGAGAAGTGTGGAACATATTCTGCGGATGATTTGTTAATTATGCGTGGAATTGCTACCGAAATTAGTTATTCAGTAGTTGCTTATAACGGTGATTTAATCATTCATAATGGCTCCCACCCTTCTGGTAACAATATGACTGTTTATGGTAATTGTGTAGATAATATTTTGAATTTCCGTTGTGGCTATGCTTACAATGCTCTGAAGAACGGGTATACTTTGAAAACATTACCCAAATTTAAAACAGTGTGCGCTTTAGGCACATATGGTGATGATGCTAAGGGTTCTGTTAAGAAAGGATTTGATTGGTTTAATCATATTTCTTTTGCAAAGTATATGGAGGAGAATGATATTATTTTTACTATGCCAGACAAAGAATCTGTTCCCACGAAATACATGAATGATTTAGAATCTGACTTTCTCAAACGTAAGAATGTTTATAATGAGGAAACAGGTTTAATTCATGGAGCTCTAGATGAGGATTCAATTTTTAAAAGTTTACATACTGTTTTGAAATCTACTATAGGTCCCAAACAGCATGCTGCTGGAAATATTGAAACAGCATTAAGAGAATGGTTTCATCATGGGAGAGAATTATTTACGCTTCGTCATAAACAAATGATCCAGATTGCCGAACGTCATCAGTTGCAGAATTTAAGTAAAGATGTTAATGAAGATGTTGGTGTTGTAATGAATTCATTGTATGATGATTATGATGTGCGTTTGGCTCAGTTTAAACGCAAACATTTTGAATCTTAAATGATTCACATTGTCTTGGGCAGACGTTAAACACATCCATTCCGGACCTATTCGGGATTGTATAACTAGAGTTGAAAATAGGAATGTATATATGGATTACTGCATGATATTATATTTTATATGTTTACATAATACATGAACAGCTTTGTACATTACGACATACCCCTCGTGGTATACTGGTATTTACCAGAGGATTCGTCATCCAACAAAACATTATTGCCATTAGATATGTTAAGCAGCATTCTTTTGGTATTATTTAAATACGCTTACTGATGTTAATAATAATAATAGCCCGTCATCAGCTAATGATGGCCCAAGTTTTATGACAGCTAAGGCTCCTCAAAATACAACATCTGAAAATGTTCATTTTGTTGATGGAGATACACCGTGGACATATGATGTTGCGGCAACTCCAGATGAGACGTCTAAGCTTAGCGGATTCGACGACGCAGGACTTGGAGAATTTTTGTCGAGACCAGTTAAAATTCAACAATATCAATGGACGCCAGGATCACAATTATTTCAAAGTTTTAATCCCTGGTCAGATTATTTTGGGAATCCTGATGTTCTTGAAAAGATAAATAGATTTAGGAATTTACGGTGCAGATTATGTATGAAAGTTTTGATTAATGGTAACTCCTTTTATTATGGAAGGGCAATGTTATCTTATAATCCTTATCTTGCTAATGATCAAGTCACTGTTAACCGAGCATTTTTCATTCAAGACCTTATAGCTGCATCAAATAAACCACACATATTAATTGATCCTTGTTCATCTGAAGGAGGACATATGTGTTTACCTTTTATCTGGCCTGAGAATTATTTAGATATTACAACGGCTGGATGGGAAGATCAAATGGGTGAATGTAAGATTCATGATTTTGATGTTTTGCGACATGCAAATGGAGGAACAGACCCTATTACTGTTTCCATATTTGCATGGGCAGAAGATGTTTCCCTTCTTATTCCTACTACTGTTGAAGCACAATCAGATACTTCTTCTAAAGTTGAACTTGATGAATTTGGTTTTCCTAAACCATTTGAACACCAAGCAAAAGCTAAGAAGTCGCCTATGAAGAGTAGTAATACTATGCGGGGTGATGAATTTAAACATGATGGGTTGATTAGTAAACCAGCATCAGCTGTTGCTAAAGCAGCAGATGCTCTTGCTATGATTCCCTATGTTGCACCATATGCCAAGGCCACCAGTATGGTGGCTTCTAAACTTGGTAGCATTGCACGTTTGTTTGGTTATTCACGACCAGCAGTTTTATCTGATATTCAACCTTATGTTCCACGTTATGCTGGAAATTTAGCAAATTCGGACGCACCTGAGACAGTTCACAAATTATCACTTGATTCTAAAAATGAATTATCTGTTGACACTAGAACCATGGGTCTTGGTGGTGCTGATGAACTAACTATTCATTCCATTGCATCTCGAATGACATTTTGGCGCCAATTTGATTGGCCTGAATCAGCTACTACTGATACTTTATTGGCTTCAATGGCTGTGCAACCTTTTTGTGTAGATAAATTGGCAGCATTTCCAGTTGTTGAAACTCATTCTACTGCTATTGCATTTGCATCATGTCCTTTTGAGGCATGGCAAGGTAGCATTAAGTTTCATTTTAAAGTAGTTTGTTCAGAATATCATCGAGGTCGTTTAAGATTGGTTTATAATCCTAAAACGAATAATGCAGGACCCGTTGCTTTTAATCAAGTTTACTCAACTACAATAGATATTTCTAATGATAGAGAGTTTGATTATGAATGTAAATGGACAGATATTAGAGCATGGGGCGCATGTTATGGAATTGGTGGTGTATCTTCAACTGATACTTTTAAAACAACAACCTCAGTTACAGGAGGAACAGAATTTGATAATGGTACACTTACAGTGTATGTTGTCAATGAACTTGCTACTCCTTCTACTGAACCGGCTGATATTAAAGTTCAGGTATGGGTTGCAGCAGGTGATGATTTTGCTGTTGCGATACCAGGGGATAATCTTTCCAACTTATCATATTTCCAACAACAAGCTGAGATGACCAAGACAACTGATAATTCTAATAATCCTGTAGGAGGTAATCCTGTAGAAAATTATGGAACTGAACACGCTCCTTTATTGAAGGATGATAATCAATATCTTGTTTATCAAGGAGAACGAATTGTATCTTTCAAAGATCTTTTGAGACGTTATCAGTATCATAATTCATACTGGCCCCAAAAGACTGGAGGTGGTTTTAGGTATTATCTTCTTAATTGTCCAGGGATGCCTCTTTTTAGGGGTTGGGATCCCAATGGTATAGATCTAGCTGCGAGTTCAACACCTGTTGATTTACCGTATAACTTTTGTTCTATGACATTATTAAATTATCTTGCTCCAGCTTTTGTTTGTCAAAGAGGTAGTTTGCGTCACAAATGGTTGACTGCAGGTACTAGAGATACTCAAGCACATCCAGTGTTGGCAGCTAGTCGTCATGGAGCAATAGTTCCAACACAGTTTTCTGAGGCTGTTCGTAACCTCGATCAAGCTTTAGTTAGTACTAGACGTAAGGCGTTACAGAATATGAAACGTTCTTCTCTTAATGGTACTGCTATTACTCCTGTACCATTGAATAATGTATTGGAAATTGAATTACCATATTATACAATAGGACAAAGGTTTAGACCAGGCAGATTTTTAGACATGTCTGGAACTGGAGACACGCAAGCTGTTGAAATTGCTTGTGAAACATCACAATGGGAAGGAGATCAAAATTTTCGTATCGACCATTTCACCAGTGTAGGTGAAGATTTTACGCTCGGTATGTTTGTTGGAGCTCCTATCATTTATTCGTATGCTAACCCAGCAGCAGCTTAAATGGTGTTTGGTTTATTTTTATGTTTGTACATATATATATTTTGTAGATTAACTGGGGCGTTAATTTGTTGTCGTGTGGACATTAAACACACTCCGTCAAGTGGACGTTAAACACCATTAAGAACTAACAGATCGAAATGTTAGTAGGATACCCTTCGGCGGTCGAAGGGGGGCGCATAGTGATATGTGCCTGGATGAGACTGGATAACAGTTTTACATTTATTGCTTTGCGATAGAGAAGGTTTTTGTAGCAACCTCGTGTAAGACTGGAAGTCTTATTCGAGTTGTAATAATTTTTACTTCTCTTGGATCGCAATTTATTAGATGTATGTCCGAATAATTTTGTTACATATAAATCGATCGTATAGGTGTTTTTACCTAGCGTGATCGGTTTTGTAATTCGGGC